AGTTATAGGATAGCTCAGCTGTGTGAGTAGTTTGTATAATTTTTAGCTTAGGATTCTTACCCATCATCCACGCAGGAAATAAATGTGAGGCAAACTCAGACTTTGTATGTCTTGGTGGCATATTAACAATCAAACGTTTTATCTTTCCACGTGAAACATCTTCTAATTTTCTTGCAAATATTTTATGATGTTTTCCTGCAATAAAGTCAGGCCAAACTTTTTTTACAAAAGTTAAGTAAGAGGAACGGGACTCCTGAGCAACTTTAATTTGTAAATTTCTTAATTCGTATTTTAGCAAATCCGTTGGGATTTTGGATTGATTCATAAAAAAGTTATATCATAGTCTCTGTTTGTGTAAAACTCAAGACTTTAGACCGACGACGAGGCGACGGGGCAAATTGGGTGTGTGGGGGTGTTCGGACACAAGATATGGTGTTTGAGGTCGGTTGTAAGTACCTAACCTGACTGGAAGAACTGGTGGTGATGACATAAAAAAAGGGCGATAATACTAGGTATCGCCCTTTTACCAGCCCTCGAGGGTAACTGTTGTTAGTATGGTAGTCTAGTAAACATTATCAACAACTGCATAGCCATCATAAACAAGATTAAAGCAAGTAATAACTTCATCTCGGCAAGTGTTGTGCCAATCGTTGCATAATACGTTGACCCCAATCCTTAACGTATTGAGGACAGTTAGGATCAAGCACAATAGTTTCGACTTCACTTTCTAAAACTTTATATAAGGCTTTCCAATTAATGTTATCACTATGAGTTGCTCTAACATCATTAGGGTTAGGAGTAGCAACAGCATTATCTCTAGTTCTTAAACCAAAGGTTTGCTCGACTACTGCTAAACGTCTGTCTAAATCATTATCTGGCATTTTGATTTCTCCTTTCTAATTAACTTCTTACTCCCATTTCTTTTTATAGTCAAATTCTTTTTTACTTTTCTTTTTTACTTGACAACCGACCAACTCACACACCTTGTACCATTCCTTATACTATACTAGGTAGGCGACCTTACCTGTGATGTAATGGAAATGCAGACTGGTGTGCCGTGTACCTGTGCTAATAAATACTATACTAAAGGCAACGGCTCTTGCCGTAATGGAATGGAGATGGAGGGCGACTATCGGAAGAGTAGTCGCCCAACCTAACTACATAGGCAATTTATCGGTACTATGCAGAAATTCTAAAGTCTGCTACTTCATCAATTGTCGATTTCTTATTTCTCGAAACCGTGCTTTCCGATAAAGGCATCGCTTGTATTTGTTTATATTGTGTTGGTACTTTGCATTGGTGATACGCAATCTCGCCAAGTTTTTCTTTAACAAGTTGCGTGTCAATCTTTGCACCCAATTTTTGTGAGACATGAAGTGAGTAATCCCTCCCGTGCAATAGGTTTGCATTTTCACTCATAGACAAATCTATCATTAGTTGTCTATTAACTTTAATAAAGTCTGCTAAAACTTTTTGCATTGTTAACGCTCTACCATAGGCATCTATGATAGATTGTTTATTTCTTTTGCTAACACTAGCAGGACTTTGTTGTGCTTTTTCTAGCACTTCTAATATATTAACAGTTTTTGACATTTTATTTTCCTTTCGTCTTTCTAGTTAATTATCCCTTTATATCCCATTTCATTATTATTGTCAAATCTTTTTTTATTTTTTTTTTCCACACAAACTTCGGAACAACTCTGCTGGGACTCCTGTCCTCTTACTATACTAGAGCCATTCTCGGCATCGGCAATGTAATGGAGATGCAGTCAGGGTGTCCACGGCACCGTTGTCCAATCAATCTTGTAGATCCACCCTGTGATCCATGCAACTACTACGCCCGTACCCAGCATGGTGTGCTGCGGGAAAAAAACTAGAAGTATGCACCAGACAAAGAATGCAGCGCCAATGTAATGGAGAATCATGCCACTCCAATCATCTCTTGCATCTGAGTCCAGGCATCAGCGTCCTGGGCCACCAGCACATGCGCACCGTCAAACCAATCCATATACCAGTATTCTAGGCGATGTAGTTCTTTATGTTCGTTAACGTAGCCGCGAAGCTCGTCGCTCGGCCCGCCCCAGCTGAACTGCCAGCGCCAGTATCCTTCGGCCTGGTCGGTGAACGTATGCGGAGCTACATAGTCAAAGCAAAGCGCTTCGTACTCTGGGTTCTGCAGATCTTCCTGCCGGTCCTTCCATTTTTCTTCTACCAGGTCATGGCATCTCTGTTCTTTCTTTAATGCAGTCATATGTTGTTCCTTTCTAATGTAGCCCTTGTTGGGGGTTGGACCCTAGGCTTATTACAGCAATAACCAACCCCCGTTAGTAAGTCAGGTGCCAGACGCCTTCTGGAAACCAGTGGGTTCTACACGGCTACTGACTCGGTATTTATATAGTCCCATCTTATTAGATAGTCAAGTAACAAATTCAAATTCTTTTTCCACGAGATCTTCGAACTCAGGTTACCTGTGCTATCTCTCCTACTATAGTACCACGGGTCGTGGAACTCGGGCAATGGAAATGCGTACGACCAGCTACCATCTCAGCTTCCTGGCTGCAGGTGCAGCTCCTGGTAACTAATGTGCCTCGAAACCCTTTGGTTTCTGCCAATGGAAATTCATACGGCATCCTGATTAGCAAACTGAGCTGCAGGGGTGACATGGGTAATTACTATACTCAGGCTAGGTTTCTAGCGATGGGCAATGGAGATGGAGAGAGGAACATGCTGCCTGGTGCGGGGGACGCTACGGATTCATCGTGTAACTACGTTGTTTCGGTGGCTTCGGCAATGGAGAATGCAGAAGGATCTCAGACACCTGCTGCCAGGGACGTGGTGACCGGTCCATGTTTACTGTCCAGTGATGCGGGGGAAGGTTGGCAATGGAGCCAATGGAGGGAGCCACTATTCCCGAAAAGATGTAGAGTAAGCTTTGAGGGAAGGTCGTGGCCATAATAAAGTTTCTACCGCCTTGTAAACTATGGTTATAATTCCACGATTTTTGAAAAGGCGATAGAACAATCTTATTACTGCGAATTACTTTTAATTCTACCCAAATCGAGATTCCTTCAAAAATCCCATAACAATCTGGTATACCTTGTCCAATACGATTTTCTAATCTAGTCCAATGTATATCTGTTAAATTTTCCTTTACTTGTTTCCAAAATTTACTTTCTGGTTTCACGAAAATATTAACTTTAACAAGAACATAAAACCAATAATCATAAAAAAAACTTTATTACCCATGAAAGCAAACAAAGTAAAAAAGAACGCAATCCAACTCCAGCCACAATCTGTTACTGGACGACCAGGCAAATCACTCATAGGAATAGCTTGTTTTCTCATGGCTGTAACTTCATCAATTCTTGTAACTTATTGAACCAAAGCAAACGAAACTCAAAGTTATCCGCTCTAATCATAGCTTGTTGCAACCAACCAACACGACTCCAAAACAACTGCTCTGTCATAGGTATTGGTGTGTACTCCGTTAGTGGATACACACCATCAAAGATCTGGGTGTAATCATAATTCTTACCCATTATCTGTCCCCCTCTTTTACATTAATAGTCAACTCAACAATTTTTGTAGAGTGTTCACCATTAACAGTTTCACACCATTGCTCTAATAAAGGCACTAATCTTTTCAAAAAAATACCATCATTGCCATCAAGACTATCGAGTAACTGATTCTTTTTACTTCTACCATTAGCCCACTTTGTTCCAATATTATTCACTACATATTTATTAACGTACATAACTTTCTCCTTTTTTGTATTATATAATCCCAACTATTTAGATAGTCAAGACTTATTTTCTAATTCTTTTATTTCTTCAAACGAAGTTTCTATACTATATTGTTTCTTCAAATCCTGAATTTTCTGTTCCACTTCATCTCTGGACATCGAATCTATTGTGCCAGTTAATATTTCTTTCTTATCAACATACAGCCCAGCAATCTGTCCACGGCGAGTCTCAGCAGCTACGGCAGCGTTCCAATTTCCAGATTCAGACGCTTTATCTCTAATGCGTGCCAATGTAGATAAGGACCTTTCTTGTGTGCATTTATATCTTTCAGCTATGGCTCTTCTTTCTGATTCGATAGCTCCTGCAACTAATGGATACTTTTCAGGGTTTTGCAGCTCTGAAGCACGTACGACCGCAGAACCAACTGCGAATCCTGCTTCAATTGCACATTGTCTAGCTGTTTTTAAACCTTCAGAATGCACAAGCAATAAGATAAACTTACGCTGTTTGCCTGTTATTTTAGGATTAAACAGGTCATCTGAAAATGCCTGTGGTATTAATAATTCTTTGTTTTCTTCCATAATGCACCTGTTCAATAGATGTTTCCTCCCAGAAACTATACAATAATTAATCATTTCATGCAATGCGAGTTATGTTTGTAAATATAAAAAAGGTAACTTCTATAAATGTGTAAGTTACCTCTAAGTTACCTTTATTTGGTAGCTGATAAGGGTTGTAACTTGGTAACTTGGTAACTTG